GCATGGGCCTCGGCTTCCGCCCGCAGCACGAGTTGGTGATCCACCTCGCGAAGGCCCGGCCGCGGTTCTATGCGTGCGACGGGTCGAACGTGCTCGGCAGCAAGCGCGTGCCGCCGGCGCAGAAAGAGCACCCAACGGCCAAGCCCGTGGGCCTTATGGCCGAACTCGTCCGAGTCGTCGCCCCGCCCGGCGGCGTCGTGCTCGACCCCTTCGCCGGATCGGGCTCAACGGGCGTCGCCTGCGTCGAGACCGGCCGCCGCTTCATCGGCATTGAGAAGGACGCCGCCTACTTCCGCACGGCAAAGCGCCGTATCGCTGCTGCCGAGCGCAGCCTACAGAAAGCCGCCTGATGGCCGCGCCCAAGAAAGCCGCCGTGGCCGGCCCGCGGGTGAAGCGCCGCGTCCGCAGGCCCGGCCGCCACGCCAAGAAGGCCCGCGCCCGCGACCGGCGCACGCCGCTCTGCGGCCCGCGTCACTGAGAACAACGAGGATCAATGGCTTTCCAGCCCGGCCAGTCCGGCAACCCCGGCGGACGGCCCAAGGATGTGGGCCACGTCCGCGACCTCGCGCGCCAGCACACCGAGGCCGCCGTCCTGGCACTCGTCGAGGCGCTCTCCGCGAAGTCCGAGCGGACCCGCGTCGCCGCCGCCGAGGCGCTCCTCGATCGCGGCTGGGGCAAGGCCGTGCAGCAGCTCGAGCACACCGGCGCCGAGGGCGCGCCGCTCTCGCTCACCGTCACCTTCGTCAAGCCGGGCGATGGCTGACTTCCCCGCCAAGCTGGAATGCCTGTTCCAGCCGGCGCGCTACAAGGTGCTCTACGGCGGACGCGGCGGCGCCAAGTCCTGGGGCGTCGCCCGCGCGCTCCTCATCCAGGCCGCCGCCAAGCCGCTCCGCGTCCTCTGCGCCCGCGAGTTCCAGCGCTCGATCGTCGACTCGGTGCACAAGCTCCTCGCCGACCAGGTGACGGCGCTCGGCCTCGGCGACTTCTATCAGGTGCAGCAGACCACCATCCGCGGGAGGAACGGCAGCGAGTTCGCCTTTGCCGGCCTCAGGCACAACGTCTCCGGCCTCAAGTCCTTCGAGGGCGTCGACATCGCCTGGGTCGAGGAGGCGCAGACCGTCTCCAAGGCGTCGTGGGACATCCTCATCCCCACGATCCGCAAGACCGGCTCGGAAATCTGGCTCACCTTCAACCCCGAGCTCGAGACCGACGAGACCTACCAGCGGTTCGTCCTGCGCCCGCCGCCCGGCGCCGTCGTCGCGAAGGTCGGCTGGCAGGACAACCCGTGGTTCCCCGACGTGCTGCGCCGGGAGAAGGACGACCTCAAGGAGCGCGACCCCGACGCCTACCTCCACGTCTGGGAAGGCCATTGCCGGCAGGCATTGGAGGGCGCGGTCTACGCCGAGGAGATCAGGCGCGCGACCGAGGAGAACCGCATCGGCCGCGTGCCGGTCGACCCGTCGAAGCCGGTTCACACCTTCTGGGATCTGGGCTGGTCGGACAACGTCTCCGTGTGGCTCGCGCAGACCGTCGCCATGGAGTTCCGCGTCGTCGACTTCCTCCAGTCGAGCCGCAAGCCGATCACCTGGTACGTCGCCGAGCTGCAAAAGCGCCCCTACGCCTGGGGCACGGACTGGCTGCCGCATGACGGCGACGCGGAGACGCTCGCCGCCGCCGGCCGCACGATCAGGAGCCAGATGGAGGAGCTCGGCCGCCGCGTCGAGATCGTGCCGAACGTCGACGTGGCGGACGGCATCAACGCCGCGCGGACGATATTCCCGCAATGCTGGTTCGACGCCGAGCGGTGCGCCGATGGGCTCAACGCGCTGCGCCACTACCAGTACGAGTTCGACGAGGACTTGGGCACCTTGAAGCGCAAGCCGCGGCACGACTGGGCGAGCCACGCGGCCGACGCCTTCCGATACATGGCCGTCGCGATTCGCGCCGACGCCAAACCGAAGCGACGCAACGCACATTACGCCGGCGCCGGCGCCTGGATGGGCTAGATGGCAAAAGACGAGGACATTCTCCGCGACGGGCGCGAGGCGTTCGAGCAATGCGTCGACGCGGAAGCCGACAACCGCAACCTCGCGATCGAAGACCTGCGCTTTGCCCGCCTCGGCGAGCAATGGCCGCAGGACATCGCCGAGCGCCGCTCGCGCGAGCACCGGCCCTGCCTCACCATCAACAAGATGCCGGCCTTCATCCGCCAGGTGGTGAACGACGCGCGGCAGAACCGCCCGCAGATCAAGGCGAAGCCGGTCGACGACGAGGCCGACCCGATCACCGCGCAGATCATGTCGGGGCTCATCAAGAACATCGAGTACCAGAGCGACGCCGACGTGGCCTACGACACCGGCGTCGACTTCGCCGTCACCATGGGCGTCGGATACTGGCGCGTCGGCATCGAGTACGCCTGCGACGACAGCTTCGACAAAGACCTGAAGATCGAGCGCATCGCCAACCCGTTCTCGGTCTATGGCGACCCGCACTCGACCGCCGCCGACTCAAGCGATTGGAACGTCGCGTTCGTAACAGATCTGTTGTCCCGCGACGAGTTCAAGGCGAAGTACAAGGGCGCCGATCCCGTCGATTGGGAGGACATGGGCTACGACCGCCTCCAGGCGCCCTGGGCCGAGGGGCAGAACGTCCTCATCGCCGAGTGGTGGCAGCGCAAGGAAGTGGCGAAGACGCTGCTCCTGCTCTCCAACGGCCTCGTCATGTACGAGGAGGAGTACGAGCTCCAGAAAGACCTCTTCGACGCGCTCGGCGTCACCGTCCAGCAGACGCGCCCCACCAAGGGCTACGACGTGACGCAGCGCATCATGTCGGGCGCCGAGGTGCTGGAGACGAACGACTGGGCCGGGAAGTACATCCCGCTCGTGCCGGTCTATGGCGAGGAGGTGAACGTCGAGGGCAAGCGGTATTTCCGCTCGCTCATCCGCGACGCCAAGGACGCGCAGCGGATGTTCAACTACTGGCGCACGACGGCGACGGAATTGGTGGCGCTCGCGCCCAAGGCGCCGTTCGTCGGCAAGAAGGGCGCGTTCGACACCGACCCGCGCTGGGAGACCGCCAACACCGAGTCGCATCCCTTCCTCGAGTACGACGGCAACGCGCCGCCCGAGCGCCAGCCCTTCGCCGGCATGCCCGCGGGCGCGTTGCAGGAGGCGCTCAACGCCTCCGACGACATGAAGGCGATCATGGGCCTCTACGACTCCTCGCTCGGCGCGCAGTCGAACGAGACGGCGGGCGTCGCGATCAAGGCGCGCGACCGGCAGGGCGATGTCTCGACCTTCCACTTCATCGACAACCTCAACCGCGCCATCCGGCATACGGGCCGCATCCTTCTCGACCTCATCCCGAAGGTCTACACCGGCCAGCGCATGATCCGCGTGCTGGGCGACGAGGGGCAGTCGCAGAACGTGCCGCTCAATCAGCCCGTCATGCGCACGCCGGCGCCCCAGGGCGCGCCGCAGCAGCCGTTGGGCCAGATCCAGCCGGCGCCGCCTCCGCCCATGGGCGCGCCGCCGTTGCAGCCCGGCCAGCCGATGCCGGGCAACCCCGCCGCCATGGTGCATGTGTTCGACTTGACGGCCGGCAAGTACGACCTCGTCGTCGAGGCGGGCCCGTCCTTCACGACGCAGCGCGAGGAGTTCGTCGAGGCGATCACCGAGATCATCCGCTCGTTCCCGCAAGCGGCGCCCGTGCTCGGCCCGGCGCTCGTCAAGGCGATGGACTTCCCGAACGCGCAGGAGATCAGCCAGCAGCTACAGGCGATGCTCCAGCAGAGCCAGGCGCCCAACGCGCAGCAGCAGAAGCTCATGGGCACGATCCAGCAGCTTCAGACGCAGATCGCGAACATGAAGGGCGACCAGACGATCAAGGCGCAGGCGAACCAGATCGACGCGTTCGAGGCGCAGACCGACCGCATGCGCGCCGGCGCCGAGATGATCGAGGCGCTGAAGCCGGAGCCGCCGCCGGTCATTCGCGCGCCCGCCGCGCACGCGCCGCGGCCACGCATGTAATTCGCCAGTTCACCAACCCCCCGAGTGGAGTGACCATGGAAACCGACATCGCGACCAATCCGGCCGAGGCCGTCTCTGACACCCCGGCGGAAGTCGCACACGAGGCCCCGGAGCTCGAAACCGAGCATGTCGAGACGGAAGGCGAGGGCGCAGAACACGCCCCGCCCGAGGACGACGGCGAGGAGGTCGATTACGAGGGCCGCAAGTACCGGGTGCCGAAGGAACTCAAGGACGCGTTCCTGCGGCAGTCGGACTACACGCGCAAGACCCAGGAGATCGCCGAGCAGCGCCGCACACTGGAGGCCGCGCAAGCGCAGGCCGCCCAGCACGCGCAGGCATTGCAGGACGATTTCCAGGGGCGCGTGCAGCTTCATGTGCTGGACCAGCAATTGGAACAGTACGCGAAGATTTCGGAAGCCGAATGGGCGCAGTTGTGGAACACCGAACCACAGCGCGCCGGTGCGCTCACGAGCCAGTACCAGCGGCTCCAGGCGCAGCGGCAGACGCTCGTCGGCGAATTGCAGCAGAAGGCGCAGGCTCGCGCTTTCCACACGCAGCGGGAGACCGCCAAGCGGATGGAAGAGGCGGCGGCGGTGCTGAAGCGCGACATTCCCGAATGGTCGCCGGAGCTGGCAACCAAGACGCGTGACTTCCTCGTCAAGGACATGGGAATCGACGCCGCCCTCGTCGGGCAGATCGACAATCCCGCCTTCGTCAGGGTCGCGCATCTCGCCCGGCTCGGCGCCGAATGGCAAGCCAACCAGCGCAAGGCCGCGCGGCAGGCGACGACTCCGCAAGCGAACCCCGTGCCGAAGGTCACCGCGCAGAGGAGTGCGCCCAGCACCAACCTCTACACGGAGAAGAACCCGGACAAGTGGCTCGCCATGCGCGAGGCGCAGCTCGCCAAGCAGCAAGGCCGACGCTAACCCCTCTCAACCCTCCGAGCGTCGCGAGACGCCCGATCCGAGCGCCGGCCATGAGGCCGGCCCCATGGAGCACTTTCGATGGCAAACTCACTTCTTACGCCCACGATGGTCACGCGTGAGGCGCTGCGCATCCTCCATCAGAAGCTCAACTTCGTCGGCTCGATCAACCGCGCCTACGACGACAGCTTCGCCGTGAAGGGCGCCAAGATCGGCAACACCCTCAACATCCGCCTGCCGAACCAGTACACCGTCCGCACCGGCGCGACGCTGTCGACGCAGGACACGACCGAGACCAACGTCCAGCTTCAGGTCTCGACCCAGAAGGGCGTCGACCTCAACTTCACCTCGGTCGACCTCACCCTGTCGCTCGACGACTTCGGCAAGCGCATCCTCGACCCGGCCATGGCCGTCCTCGCCGCCAACATCGAGGCGGACGCCATGAGCATGTTCAAGAGCGTCTGGAACCAGGTGAACAACACCGGCGCCGCGATCACCTTCAACAAGGTGCTCCAGGGCCGCAAGATCCTCCAGGACAACCTGGCGCCGACCGGCGACCGCACCTGCAACCTCAACACGCAGGACAACATCGACCTCGTCGACGCGCTGAAGGGCCTGTTCCAGGATTCGACGGCGATCGCGAAGCAGTACAAGGAAGGCTACATGGGCCGGACCGGCGGGTTCGACTTCATGGAGAACACCCTCTGGCCCTCCATGACCCCCGGCGCGCGCGCCAACTACGTCGTCAACGGCGCCAACCAGACCGGCTCGACGCTCGCCGTCACCACCGGCACGGGCACGATCAAGCAGGGCGAGGTGTTCACCATCGCCGGCGTGTTCCGCGTCCATCCCGAGACGAAGAACAGCACGGGCGTTCTCCAGCAGTTCGTCGTCACCGCGGACTACGCGGGCGGTGCCGGCAACGTCTCGATCAGCCCGGCGATCGTCACCTCGGGCGCCACGCAGAACGTGTCGGGCTCGCCCGCCAACTCGGCGGCGATCACCTTCGCCGGCACGGCCTCGACCGCGCACGGCATCAGCCTCGCCTACCACAAGGACGCGTTCACCTTCGCCACCGCCGACCTCGTCATGCCCAAGGGCGTCGACTTCTCGGCGCGCGAGGTGCAGGACGGCATCAGCATGCGAATCGTCCGCCAGTACGACATCGTGAACGACAAGTTCCCGTGCCGACTCGACGTTTTGTACGGCTACAGCGCAATCCGCCCGCAGCTCGCGGTCCGTCTCGCCAACAACTAGTCGGCCTGAGAGGGGGCGTAAGCCCCCTCTCTCGTCCCCGCGACATCCTCGGAGAATCCCCCAATGGGCGTGCTTCTGCGCGAACACAAGATCGGCGTCTCGTCGATCACCATTTCCGGCTCTGCCGTCTCGGCCAACTCGACCAGCGAGCAGACCTTCACCGTCCCCGGCCTCGCGGTCGGCGACTTCGTCGAGGCGATCAAGCCGTCGCACCAGACCGGCCTCGGCGTCGTCAACACCCGCGTCTCCGCCGCCAACACGCTGGCGATCACCTTCATGAACAACACCGCCGGCTCGATCACGCCGACGAACGAGACCTACCTGATCGTGGTCATCCGCCCGGAGATCACGCAGTCCGGCGTCTTCAACCCCTGACCTAGAGCGAGTCGGCGATGGCGAACGATTACGCGGCGTTGCAGGCGCGCATCGCCGACGAGCTCAACCGCTCCGACCTCACGTCGCAGATCGCGCTCGAGATCGCCTCGGCGATCCGCCACTACGAGCGGCAGCGGTTCTGGTTCAACGAGGTGCGCGACACCTCGCTCGTGACGGTGCCGAACGTCGCGAGCATCGCGGCGCCCACGACGATGGTCGAAGGCCTCCGGCTCGACCTCAACTACGGCACGCACCTCTACCCGCTCGAATACGAGGCGTGGAAGGATTTCGAGGACTACGGTGGCGCGGATACGGGATTCACGCCCGGCGTGCCGCAGCGGTACGGCTATTTCGCCGACCAGTTCTGGTTCCTCCCCGTGCCCGATCAGGCGTATTCGCTCACCCTCTCCGGCGTCGAGCGGCTGGCCGACCTCGTCAACGGCAGTGATAGCAACGCCTGGACGACGGACGGCGAGGAATTGATCCGCATGCGCGCCAAGCAGGCCGTGCGCATCAACTACCTCGACCACCAGGGCGCGATCCAGCAGGCCATGACCTTCGCGGAAGAGGGCTATCTCTCGCCGCAGGAAAAGGCGGCGCATGCGTCGCTGCTGCGCTTGTCGGCGCTGAAGCGCCGCCGCGGCCACCTCCATACCGAACTCTCCGCCGGCCAGCGATACGCCCGGCGCCTCCTGTTCTAGGCCCTTCGACAAGCTCAGGACCACGCACATGGCGAACCTCATCGGCGCGCAGACCGCGCTCGTCTCCGCATCCTTCACCCGCCCCGCCGACACGAATGCCTACGTGTCGGGCGACGCGGTCAACAATTCGACGAGCGCCCCGCAGCCGCTCCAGTTCGTCTCGGCCAACCACCGCGGCACGCAGGTCGGCATGATCGTCGGCGCGCGCCTCGTGAAGCAGGGCACCGGCACCAGCGGCACGTTCAGGTTGTGGCTGTTCCGCGCGCCCTTTACCCCGCCCAACGACAACGCCGCATTCAACATCGCCTGGGCCGACCGCGCGAACCGGCTGGGCTACATCGACTTCACGTCGTGGGTCGCGGGCACGGACTGCGCGGAGAGCGTCGGCGCGCTTTCGGGCGGCAATGAGATCCCCTTCGACCTCTCGTCGGGCGACGGCTCGTCGATCTTCGGCGCGCTCCAGGCGACCGCGGGCTACACGCCGGCGAGCGGCGAGCAGTTCATGCCCGAACTCGCGATCATCCAGGACTGACGATGCGCCGCTCGCTCGCCGTCCTCGCCGCGTTCCTCCTCGCGCTGACTGCGGTCACCAGCCCTGCGCTCGCGCTGACGCGCAGCCAGCAGATCGTCGTCCTCGGCGGCTCGGTCTACCACGCGCCCAGCTTCGGCGCGCCGCCCGGTGCCGCGGCGGCCGGCGACAGCATCACCGGCAACGGCGGCGGCCTCAGCTACAGCGGCACGGCGGTCACCGACAGCTTTTCGCACTCGAACGGCTGGTCGGGCTTCCTCGCGCTCGGCACCGGCAACAAGCTCGCGTTTCCGACGTGGTGGAACTACGGCCGCGGCGCGCAGACCACCGCCGGCATCCGCGCCCGCGACAAGGCGACGGCCAACACCTGCGCGTCCACCGCCGACGCGACCTCGCTCG